GCGCCCAAAACTTCCTCGACAAACAAAGCAGGGCTTTCGCGCAACTTTTCTATCGCTGCGGCCATTTCATCGACGGTCATGGGGGAGGTGGTCATGCGTATATCTCCAAGGGGGGGGTGTAGGGTATGTATATTTTTATTCCCGCCCCGCCGTGTGCGAAGACAGGGGGGGGTCAACCAAAATCCGGTTAATTTGTGGGCGAATGTCGCATAATGTATCATATGGAAGATTTCGATGTAATGAAATCAATGACTTAGCAATTTGGTGTGATCGCGCTGCAATTATGTCGTGATCAGGACATATTTGTTAACTAGATTTTGGTTTATCTTCGTGCGCGTGTAGTGTGTTCGGTTGTGTCTCTCTCTCCTCCAACAGCACTTCCTTGCGCCGGTTCGTTATCGCATCGTTAACCTTCGTCAACGCCTCAAGGTACGATCCGCCCTGCGCTGGCGCGACGTCGATCTGCTGCCTGTCGCCATAAATTCTGGGCGTCATCCTCGCCCCTTGCCACTTCAGAATATCAGCCGCGACGCGAGCAGCCGCAGGGTCGATCATGCCAGCTTGTACGTTATGCTTTATGTCATCCAGTTCATCGACAAGCATCATGCCCCGAAACTCCAAGGCCAAGCGATACTGCTTCTCAAAGTCTGGATCGCTGGCGATACGACGCGACACAGTGGACCAACCCGGCATCTTTGGGTCCTTGACCACACTTCGCACACTTTCCCCGCCTGAGACCCTCTCAAGGAACTCCTGCATCACTTCGTCTGATTTCTTAGGCATTGCCATCTGGTTCGTCATCCTCAAGCGTTACAACAAACGTCGCGCCCTCTTCGATCTCAAGCAGCGGTTCCTTGCAAACACCGCATGAGATTGTCTGAGTTTCCTCATAAACCCTGCCCCGCGTCGGCTGGAAGCACCAATCGCAAATCACATAGTCTCTGAAGAACCTGACGAACCGCCTGTCGTCAGGGCTGAACTTTATTATATTATCATTCATTTTCCACACATTCGGCGGCGCAAGCCATATACCCTGCGCCGTCAACAAAGTTATCAGCATGGTTTGGGTTACCGCGTATCCGCGCAACCTTCAACAAAGTCATCATTACCCCAACGTCGTGCGGCCTGATATCAGCATTGAGATACACAGACCACAGATCAGCAATAGTTCTAAAATTATCCTCAAGGTTGCCGTGGTCAGCGGCGCGGTCCTCGGTCACATAATTCATCGCAGTGTCCAGCACTTCGGCTCTATTCATCGTCGTCTCCCTTAAAATTAACAATTTTCATCCTGCAAGCAACGCATCGGTAAATCTTGCACCCATCCAAGTCTTTTACAGTTTGCAGCTTAACCTTACACTTTGGGCAGCACTCCCAGCCGAGCCACTTTGCAAAATAGCCATCACCTTTCGTCTCAATGCTCATATTACACCCTCTTCGTCGGTGCTGGCAGTTCATCCGGCCACTCAGCCTGACACCGTGCCAGCGGTCCGCTTTGCCCGTCGTGTTCTGCTGGGTAGACTTCGATCCGCAGACCCGTCTTCATCTTTTGAATATTAATCGTCAGGTTCTTCACGTCAATCCACACTTCGGAACCCTGCATCCGATACATCCGGCTGTTGTAGAGCAAATCCGGCACGTCACCGTCAAATTCTTCCATAACCTGTCCCTCCATTAAAACGGAATCTCGTCATTCAAAAGTTCATTGATCGGTTTTTCTTTTATCTCTTCGATCACTGCGCCATCGAACAAACTCTTAACCTTACCGACAGCGGCACCCGCCTTGCTCTTCTCCCAGCCCTGTATGATCACCCCGACCTCTTCCAAGCAGTAGACCCTGCCGTGTCTTCCCTCGGCGCGTATCTTTGCAATTTCCTCACGGTCCTTGCATAGCGCGAACACATCGCCGTCTGGCGTCACCGCCTCCCACACCTCACCGCTGACAGGTTCGGCCCCCAACTCGACGGCCCTGCGCTCTAACGCCTCGCACCCCCTGATAGTTGACCGCACCGCCTGTTCAACCTCAACGCCGCTGCCCTTGGCAATCGCCTCGTTTAGCAAATCCAACTGCGCCCAGAAACGGTCCCTCAATTCCGCCTCAACTAACGTCGGCAATCTGTCGATACCCCACTTCGTCTCATACCCCCTGACCACGTTGTCGTACTCATACAAAGCATCCTGACATTTCTTCGCGTCACGCTCGTTCGGAAAGAACCTACTCTCATAACCGCGAGTTGCCTTTTTCACTCTCTTCCTCTGCACCATAATCATCTCCCTTGTAATAAATTTTATTCAGTATATCCGAAGATCCGAAGCCCTATAGGGTGCTTCGGATCGTACGGACCGATACGAAGGTGCTTCGGACCGATCCGAAAATCCGATCAAACAGTAGTTAACTCATTGTTTTTCCAACATACACCATCTACGGATATCACCCATTCTTTCTCAATTAACACATCCCGCGCCGACCCTCTCGTCGTGGCCGGAGTATCGGGCATATCGGACCTCATTTTGTCCGTCCAGACCGCATACGGGACGCGAGACTGTCCACGGTCAACCGCTAAGTTCTGCAAAATTTGTAACGCTCTTTTCGCGTTTCCACTCGGTCTCCAAGACCTCTTTCCGCTGGCATTTCCGGTGTCGGTTCGCTGCAAAACAACCGAGGTCTCGCTGATCGACGCTGGCACGGTCAGCATCTTAAAGTTCAGCCCGTCCTCAATAGGCTCGGCATCTTTTTGCTTCTCGACCTTCATGCTGACGACATCGTCCAGCTTACCAATCAAGATAGACGTATCAACCGCGCCTAGAAGGGCCGTGGAGCCTCTTGCGCCCTTTGTGCTGTCCTTACCGGCGTGATGTACCGCCAGCAACGCACCGCCCGTGATCCCTTGATATCGTCACACGCTTTGACGAACAGCCCCATGTCTGTGCTGCTGTTCTCTTCACCGCCAAGCAATGCCCGTGCGACGGTATCGACGATCACCAGCTTGAACTGTTTGCCCAGCCCCTTAATCGTTGCGGTGAGCCGCGCAATATCGTGTTCGTCTCGGAAGTTCACCGCCGTCGGGAGCAGGTACATATCTGGTACGCTTTTGATGGCCTTGTGCTTTTCCCACGCCTTCCACCGCTTCCCAAACCCGCCAATGCCCTCTCCGGCAATATACAGCACCGCGCCGCGCTTTACGTCGAAGCCCTGCCACGCAATCCCATGCGCTATTGATAGCGCAATGTCGATTGCCACAAAGGATTTGCCCGTACCCGGCGACCCATACATCATTGAAAACCCTGTCTCGGTCAGCAACTGGTCCACAAGAAACTCGACCGGAGGCATTGAAAACACCGCGTCGCGGTCCATCGTTGCGAACGGCTCAATAACCACTTCGCCGTCCACCGCATCCATTTGCGCCGCCTCTTCTGGCTGCACGTCGGCCACCTGATCTTCGCTGACCACCTTTGCCGCCTTCACCAGTTCCAGAAGACTGCCCGTATCGCCGCCAGCAGCCAGCCAGTCAACCACGTCGCCCTTTTCCTGTAGGTTCGGCAGTTCTACCCGCTTAATGCGCCTTGCACGGCCCCACAGAGCCTTTGTGACGACCTCAGCATGATCACGCCCCGCATTGTCGTTGTCAGGCAGCATGACCACGTCACGGCCTTCAAAATACTGCGTGAGCGCGTCGTCCCACTTCTTCGCCCCGCCACTATTTGTTGTGGCGACCAGACCGAGCGCAATCAGCGCGTCTGCACAAGCCTCGCCCTCGACGATAAATATGGGAGCGTCTGGGTTTTGCATTATGCCGACAAGATTGTAGGGCAACAACTCAACGCCCTTCATGCTGTAAACGTAGCCGCCCTTACCGTCGGGTCTGCGCTGCCGGAAAGTTTTTGGAAACATTCGCAGCACCTGATACGCTTCTGCGCCGTCGGCGTTGAAATATGAGTATATTTTTTGGATGTATGAAGCTGGGGCGAGGGTGCTTTGGTTCTGCTTCTGGATGCCGAATTGTCGCTCTAGCACGTCGGCAACGCTCCCGCTGATGCCAAGTTTTCCATATTGTTTCACAATGTCGATGACACCGCCGCCCTGATCCGATTCAAAGTCGTACCAAGTGCCGCCCTTGCTCAAGTCGAGTTCCTTTGAGCCGTGCGTCCCCCAACGTAGTGTACGGCCCTTGACTGACAGCTTTGCGTTTGGCTCGCCCCAGTAGTGCCGGGCAATCCTTTCGGCATTTGCCGATAAATTTTTTGTCATTTGATATTCTCCCTGTCTCCCTGATCGAAGTGCGGCTGGGCGGCAGAGGGAGGGCCGCCGCCCAGCCTACCGCGTTAGAACAGGTTGCTGCCCTCCGGCGTTGGAGGAGTCGCCGCTGGCGCAGCCTGTACTGCCACGGGTTCTGTTGGTGCTGGTGCTGGTGCGGGTGCTGGTGTTGGTGCAGCAGTCCCATCCATCATAGCTGGGCGATCAATCCACTGAGTAATTGACCACTGTGGAATTTTGAAACGCAGTTCACCTTGGGGCGAATTGATCTTGACCGTCTCAGCCGCGTGGACCGTTACCACGGGCAACTTGCCCGGATTTGACGGAGCCTCCGCCTCGTACTGATTGTGAAGAGAGTCCATTGCGCGCAAAACAGTTTTGCCCGAATGTGAAAATTCACGCAGACCAAGTTCAGTCGAGCCGATGCGAACGCGAAAGCATTGTTTGTGTTCGTCAGACGGCTTCGCTGGCATGGGTACGCCGTCGGATGCTTTGACCACTTGGAAGTCTGGTGCGCCTGATGCGAACGATAGCCATCCGATTTCAATTGCCTCCATATCCATACCGAAGGATATTGGTAGTTGGATTTCTTGCTCATCTTTGACCCAGACACCGTCTGGTCCCTGCGAACGATCCTGCCGGATAAAGTCACCGGCCTTTGCGTCCCACTTTACGATTGGAAGAATGTCACCAGACGAGCCGGTGCTTGTGTTAAAACCTAACGCCATTTTGATAACTCCATAACAATAACGCTTTTGATAATGACCAGCGGAAGCTGACCATATCCGTCGAACTACTCGAACGGATTCGTTGTTGGCTGAACCGGCGCAGTGTGCGTTGTCGGATCATCCAGAATTGTGTCCATCGGCCTCAATGCTCTTTTCGGCACAAAGTAGCACGGTCGCCCCGTGAACTCCTGCCAGAACAGCGGGTGCTTACCCTCATGGCCGTAGCACCAGCCGATCAAATTTACTTGTGGCAGATTTTGCACACTTGCCGCAACAAATTTTTTTTCGTCTGCGTCGTGCGGGTGCAAAATCAAATTTTTATTTTCGTCTTCAAAGGTGCGTACTTCAAACCCGTTCTGTCCACCCACGTCAGTCGTTCCGTGATGCCCGATGTTGCCCATCCAGAACTTGTTCATGGCCTTCGCTACAGCCAACTCTCCGATTAGACCCACCAAACATAATGCCGTCGCAGCCCCAAAATTCGATGGCGCACCATAACGGGGTTTGCGGCCCTGCATCATGTTTTGCACCTGCATTTGACCGGCGATATTTACCGCTGACAAAATCTCAGAATAAGACAGGTCAACCTTCATGTTTTGATCTTTTCTTTCATGCACTTAATGTTTGCGACGACCGCGTCGGTCGTTTTGCTTTGCAATTGATAAATCAAATCTTCTTCGTAAGAATAAGCCCACGCCTCACACAGTGAAAAATTGTCAAATACCTCACCCTCTTCGATAAAGCATTTGTTCACTGGCAAGCCGGTCATATTTGCGGCAAAGCAGACCGCGATCAACGATTTAATCATGTGAAATCATCTCCCTTAAAATTGTCATCGCGGTGCGCGTGTCCATCTCAACCGCATAGTTCCAGTCCAGCGTCGCTTCTTCTGGCATCCCGATATTTCCGTGCGGGTGACCTAAGTCGACAAGTGACTGCGCTGGCATCCGCCATTTCCAGTCCTGATGATTGTAACGGTAAACTAACAGCGGCTGTTTGCCGCAAGCCGTTGCCGCCTTCTTCACCTGATCCCACCAAAGCGGCGACGCAGAGCATCCGGTCTTGTACCTTTTGACTTCGACACAAAACGGAAAGTCTGGGTCGTCGCAAAGCAAGTCGCCGTGATCCGCTGAACGGTATTGCTCAAGGTCACGCTTAAAATTTAAGCCCAACTCATCAAACAAAATTGCCGCGACCTCACGCTCTGCGGTCGCCCCCTTCTGACGCCCGTTGACCATTACGTTGACGCCTTTTTGCGGAGAAATATTTCATACCCGTTGGGAGGCTCTGGTAGCCGTGAGTTTTTTGTCCAAAGCAAAACGTCTTCACGTTTGTTGTCTTGCTCGTCACAATGCCGGGCCAGCACCGAATCAACCAGTGTTGAGACGTTTCGGAAATTAGAATTTTTTACTTCAGCCTCAATCCGGTCCACTGTTTCGCTACTCAACCGGAACATTTTGCTTTTGATTTCAGTCACTTGTTACACTCCAAAAAAAAATGAAATAAAACGTATAAAACGCTTGTAGCAAATTTATAAAAAGTGTACAACATAGAAAGTGATTAGAAAAAACGAAGGGAGACAGACAGATGACCTACAAAGCATTTCACCATGGCGCAAAGATGACAGCTAAAAAAGTTGGTAATCGTTGGATGGTTGGTGGCGATTATGACACCAACAACGCTCTGATTATGATGCCTTGCAAAGATAACTGGAGTGGCTGGGCTTGGTATCAGCTTCGCGGCGCGGCTCTCAAATTCCAAGACAATGCCGTTGAGGAAGAAATCGAAATAGCTGTTAACGAATGGGCGGCGGCCTAACGGCCCCGCCCCAACTAAGGGAGAACAACATGGCATTTTCTAAATCACAAGTTCGTAACAAGCGCGGCTCAAACGTAACGCCAGAAGAGCATCAGCTTGT